ATAGTGATTAATCCATGTGCTACCAGAGTTAATATCATTTATTTCAACTCTATTGTTAGGTCTGTGACCTATAATCTTTAACCTATAATTAGTCCCAACATCATCAGGTATACCAATAATATTGTTATTAGTTTTACTTAAATCAATTTCGAGTGTTTGATAAATATTAACTTTACTACACAACTGTTCAAGCTTTGCGGATGGCATTCCTTGTGTAACACCAAGTGATTCGTAATCTGTGCTAATAGGTGTTAAATTAACCCAGTCTGTTGTTGTACCATCACTCCAGTATATTTTTCTATACATATACGGTGTTTTTCTTACATAAAAATCAACAACCATACCACTCGTAGTAATAGGATAGAAATGAAGATATCCTGTTTTACTGTAACTCCAGAATGGTAAATCATTACTAATACTTAGTTCTTTTGTTACTCCAAATAAGGCTGAACCAGTGAAGTCAAGTTTATCAATAACATCTTGCATAGTTGACGTTGCACTTAAACCCATACCATTCAGTGAATTATATAGCTGCCCAACTTTATTAACAATTTGACCTATTAAATACATACTAGGAATAGCAAAACGTTCATTTGTTACATAGTCTTTTATGTTATATTCGCTTAGATACTGATGTCTATTCCACACATCTCTAAACGAAATGTAGTACCTCAAAAACCAGATAAATACACTTTTATTAGACCGATACATATCATTCCATTGTTCATCTGGAACAGGTGAACGCTGTGCGTCACTACTTGTATCATCCCACCAGTCACCACGTTTCTTACTATATGACCACCCAATTTCAATTGTAAAGGATAGAGTGTAATCACTTTGATAAGCAATACCACCCCAAGCAGTAAATCCAATAGGTGTACTTTGATTGCCAACTTTAGGACTATACGGAACTTGCATTAGTTCGCAAAGTTTATTACCACAATCAAAGTTACGGTTATTCTGTAAACCTTTCAGCCTATAATTCCATATATTTGTAGGACCTTTTTGGTGATAGTTTAAGAAGTTAAAATAATAATTGTTGTCGCTTCTTTCAAAACTCTTGATGTAATTTCTATAAATAAGATTTTCATCAAGATAAGCGGTTTTTCCTTGTGCGCCATAAACATAGGCATTAGGGTGGTTGTGGTTCACACCTGCAAGTGCAATATCAACAGTTTTTTTCATTTCTGGTGTATACCAGTTGTAATGTAAGTCAATTCCGTTTGCATTACTTTCCCAACAATGCAAATCTTCTTCTCTAAAAACATAAGCAGAATAATCTACATCAGGATTTCCACCTAAACTTCTGATATAATTTTCAAGATTTTCCTTAGATTCAGCATCCCAATTTGAACCTAATTCTTCATCTTTAGCATAGTTTCTAATATAGTCCTCTAAGAGAGTTTTTATAAGTTCCTTTGTTTCACTACTCATGTCTGGAAAATATGAGAACCCTGCTAATCCTAATTGCCATGCGTCTGGGTTAGCCATAGGTATGATATGTATAGCTGTATCATTGTTGAGTATTTCTTCCCACATATCAAGTCCACCATATACACCGTTTTTAGCTAATACTTCTAATTCAGCTAGCATAATGCTTGCACTACATTCGTTACCATGAAAACCATTAAAAACGAATAAATGTCTTGTGGCATTTTCAGTACCGTATTCAAGCGCAATAAGTTCAAGTCCAAGAACACTTGTGCCAAGAACTTTTTTTCTTATTTTAGGGTAATTGTCACAAAGAATACCTATATCTTTGCACATATCATCATAACTGTAACTGCGTATTCTTTTTTGTGGAATAACAGCATCAGCTAAGTTTGAACAATCATTTATAACGAATGTGTTATTATAAATGTTGTCTTTTGGTAAAGAACAAACATATTCATATAGTTTTTTTATTTGTTCCTCGTATGACAATGCATTGCAGTACACTTCTGGTATAATAGCACCTTTGTTATTATATTTATCACATTTCATATATTACTCTCCTTTCATCACCAAAGTCCAAAGAATAAATCACTAAACTCTTCAATAACTTGCATATCAATGTTAAGAAAAGTTTCCCTAAACTTATTCAACAGACTGCTAAAACTTTCTGTTCCTTGTTTTCCAACAAGTGTTTCAAGATAATCCTCTGTTGTATTTACATTACTTGCTGTTTCTTCTTTGTCGCTATAATCACTAACATTTTTCTCTGTATTATTTACTTCTGTGTTATCAGTTCCGTTCACATTATCACTTATTTTTCTTGCGTTTGTTAAGTATGTTTCATTCTCAACACCAGTCAAAGCTCCCTGTGGTGTATCGCTGTACAAATCTTTTTTATTTTCGTCACTGTTTGTTGTTCTATTACTAGTATCATTACTTGTAATATTAGTGTCTCTGTTACTAGTAGTGTCTCTGTTTCCACTAGCTGTCTCATTTTCTGTTCTTTTATGTTCTCTAGTTAAGTTCATATCGTGCATTGGGTTAAACTCAATCTTAGCACTTTCATATAACTGATTGTAATACGGCATGATTTCTTCTAGTCTAGTATTCATCCAAAGCGTCCATATACCTACCGTTTCGCAACATATTTCACGCATATAATAGTGCTTCAATATCTTTGAGCATAACACACTACGATACGCTTCGTCAAAGAATGGTGCTTTGCTTGTAAATATCTTATTCCATGAACCTGCAATGATGTTGTCAACATCACCACTTACGCCACTTACTTCAAGTCCACTTTTGCTTTCACATATGAACCTAACTTGTGTAGTATATTTACTCATTGCCTGCACCCCCTATCGTATTAGCACCAGGGTCTTGGGGTTCATTATTCTCACCAACCTGCTGAAAATCTTCACGATAATTAACCTCAATATTAGTTCCAAACATTGCGTTAATCTTCTTAACAGCTTGTCGCCTACTTTCCAATCTGCTGTACCTGCTTGCGATAGTACCACCTTGATTTCTTGTTACTTCATCAGTAATCAGCCTTTCTTTCTTCTGAATATTAATATTACTGATACCAAGATATGTCAAAGCTTCATTCCATATTTGTGTCTTTAATTGGTACAATCTATCACAAACATATGGCGCACCAGTTTGCAAAACCTTTAACACATTTAAGTCTAAGTTCTTATCACCAAAAATGAACGGTGCGTTACCATCAAATTCTTTATAAAGATTTAACAGTGTTAATCTTTGTTTTTCAGTTCCCTGTACCAGCACAGGTGTTTTCTGTGCATTGACATTAACATCGATTATCCTGTCAAGATTATACAATCTTCTAGCAAACATCTTAGCATCAAGAATACTATTTGTATGCAGATAATTGTTCCATATAATCACGCTGTTACTTTCTTTCAATAACTTCTGATAGTTATTATATCCAGAGTACGCTCTACGCAAAATAGGGTTACCATACACATCAAGCCTACCAGTTGTGATGCAGTCCAAACACAAGTCACCAAGTACATCATCATTAAAGTACACCATGCAACCAGTTTCAAAGAGGTGTAATTCAAGATACCTAGTGTCAACACTAGCAGGTAAATTCTTCCACTCAAACATGGAAATAGCCAACTCTGTTAGCCTATTAAGGTACTGCATATATGTCAGATTGTTTAGTGTAGCACTATCACCAAACATATCTGTAATATTACGCTTTCTACCCATATCTAATTCTCACCACCTTTACACTGTATTATCAAGATTATACTGTCCAACCTCTGAACCATTCTTCCAGAACGTAATACCGTTATCATAGATACTACAAATTTTCTTCATATCGTCAGCAGGTACGCTACCAGTAACAATAGCACCAACTGTCTTTACATAGTTCCAATGAGGTCTACTATTTCTGTTCGGTTTCTTCACTCTATGAACAGCATAACCAAACATAGTGAAATAGTCGTCAATCATTCTTGCGTATTCTTGACATACGCTACACCGTCCACCGTAAAACTGTTGCTTACCGTTAGCAACATTACCGCCACCATTATTAAGATTACCTTTACTAATATCAGCGGCAATAGAAGCTTGATAAAACTGTGACATTAGACCACTTACTTGTCCTATAATACCTGCACCAATAACAGCATTAGGATTTGTACTATACGCACCTGCAATACCCATCTGCCCTACACTAGCAATAGTATTAAGTGCAATAGGTACACTATTTTGCGCCACCCACGCTTGATAAGCGTCTACATTCCAAGAACACATTGGATAGTTGTTAAGCTGTAAACTCTCTGTATTCAAGCTAGTGTAACCACCTAACTCACTATAACCTGGCACACCTTTATAACTACATGGTCTAAGTATAGCAATTACTGGCTGTGTCACTGTTCCACTGATTTCAACAACTGGTGTGCGGTTTTCAAAGAACTCATACCGTAAACTTAATTCGCTACCACTTGCATTGTCAATATGATAAAAGTTATACGGATAAGTATACAATTTTTTGTTCTTAGGTTTATAACCGTCAAGTGTATCATCAGTAGTGACAGCAGGTAATGTAACAACATTCTTAGTAGCAACCTGTCCGTAACTCAACCTATGTGTATCTGGAATACTACCACCAATAAACATTTTAGGGAACATATACATACCAATAATAGCGTCAGGTTTCTGAACATATTCATTAATCTTATTATTGATACTTTGCACATCTGTGCTGTCATAAACCCATAATTGAGCTGAACCGTATATGCCGTCATATAACGTACCGTCAGTAGCGTCATTCGTATCAACAATAGCAACACAAACAACCATATCCGTCATATACTTTACTGGTTTGTAGTCATTAAAAACGTATTCACCAGTTGCGACAGTTTCCGGTTCAATATGCTCACCAATAGTGTCAGTAACAGTATGCTCTCGTTCCACAAAACAGTAGTCTGGTTCGCAATCAAAGAACCATGTCTGCATAACATCAAGTTCAAAGTAAATCTCTGCACACTCATTGTTTACAAATTCAACCGCTGTTATGAACGCATAAAACCACTTATTTCCGTAAGCTGTGTTCTGGAACATCATGTAATTACAGTCGTACAGATTGTCGGCTTTAATTCCAACTCTAGCTACACCACGTTTTACTCTTTGGTAGGTGTAATTAGTTAGATTATATTTCTGCAAACCAATAAAGTAATTATACTGTGCTGTTGCACTTGTAAAGTATATTGTGTGGTCATAGGTTGTATCAAGAGGAACGTCTTTAAGCAACCTTATATTTGTTGTAGGTTGTATATACACACAATCACTCCTTTCTAGTAAGGGTATACCAGAAAAACTGATACACCCTTACAGTTAAATCTTATCCCTTGTTAAGAGTAACAGTTTCGTTAACACCAGTAGAACCATTGATAGTAGTAGCCGCTGTGTAAGTAGTTCCGTTAATCTCTGCAACAAGTGTGATATCTGTTCCAACCTTTGAAGCCGGGATAATAAGTCCACCGTATTTCTGAACAGCGATACCAGCAGTTGTAAGTGCTTCTGTCTGAACAAAGTTCACGTTCTGCGGTTTAAGACCTGCTTCTTCAAAGTCAGCACTGATAGTAAATACAGTAGCAACATCGCTTTCGTCTTTAGCGTCCACATGAACAGTAACAGTTGCAGGCAAAGCAACGTCAGCGACAGAGGTAACAAAAACAACAGCATTTGCGAACGGAGAATTTGACACCGTTTTCCACGTATGATAGAAGTAGTTCCAGTACAAACCAGAAGCAACATACTTCTCTGTGAATTTGTTGTTGTTGTCGTAAACCTGAAACCAGTTATCGTCCAAAATAACTGCCTTTACATTAGCTAACAGTGCTAACTCGTCTGCTGTTACTTCTTCGATACCATCAGAGTTTGCTCTGATAATATCAAAACGCTCATTGTCAAAATCAGTCCAGTTGTCAATGAGGAACAGTCTACCCATGAAGTCAGCCTTATCCATATTGAACGCACTTGCAAGCACATTTACGTCAAACTGTGCATTGAACATAGCGTCCATGAAGATAACCTGTCTTTCTTTAGGTGTGTTAGTCTTAACTCCTACTTCATTGTACTCACTTGACATAAACGGTAACAGGTTAGAAGTTCCTCTAAACTGCACAGCCGCTTCGCTAAGGTCTGTACCTGCACCAATAGAAGTAGGATACATTTTTCCGTGACTGATTGCCTTAATAAGCAGGTACTTAAACAGCAGAAATTCATCGTACTCTGCGGCGGTGTAAACAGCGTCTACAATCTTAGCGATAAGGTTCTGAACACCCTCAATGTTAAGAAATGCCTGTCGTAAGTCCTCGTCCTGAATGGTAACAGGGTACATCACTCTCCAGTTCATAACGTGGAAAGCTGAACGAACATCTGGGATAGTTCTCTGGAACTCACGTTTAGCCGCTTTTTCAACATTGAAGTCAACAGCTTTTGCGATAGATACGAAAATATCTTCGACACTTTCTCCGTACTCAATGTAACCTTTTTTGAGGATAGAGTAAGGGTTGTTAAAGGTTGCACTCTGTACACGCACGATTGCAATTCTGTTTACCAGAGCATTGATAAACTGGTTTGCAAATGCAGGTGTACCATAGATGATTTCTCCCACTTTGGGAATGTCATTGACAGTTGCAACTTCCGGTACGTTCTGCTGATAATCATAAGAAGCGTTCTGTCGGATTACGTTGAGAATGTCAATGGTTGACGCATTAAGCGTACTGTTTGCAATTCTTCTTGCCATGATTTAATCTTCCTTTCTTTAATAAATTTATTGCTAAACTGTGGTAAACAGTTCTCCAAACGTTTTAGGTTTAGGTGTGTCATCTGGTTTAGGCGGTTCGGGGTCAGGATTGGGGTCTGAACTGTAAAAGCGTTCAGTGTACTTCTTACGCCATTCAGCGTCGTTTTCTTCGTACTTAGTTTTCCAATCTGTTCCGTCACCTTTTGCCTTTGTTTCCAAGTCAGTGAGTGTATCTGTAATATCTTCCAGAAATGCGATTGTTTCATCGTCAGTCTGTTCACCTACTCTGGCTTTTACTTCTTCAATAATTTCTTCCTTAGTTTTTACTGTCATAATGCTCTCCTTTCTATGATATTTTTGTCCACTTTGTAGTGTCAAATAAGACGCTTAATCTTAATGAAAGAGGGTGATTAGGTGAAAGCATAATTACACCATCTTCTGTTACCATAATAGTAAATCCTTCTTCATGTTTGTAAGTACCTGCTTTGAACGGCATATCTGTTTCTCCTTTCTTATTAGTAATGGTATTTTATCCACATCCATATAGGCATTTTCTTTTTCCGTGTAGACGGTGTACCACCGCTACCACCGCCTGCTGAATAAAACCGATACATAAGTACAGCATTGTGTAACGCTTGTTGTCTTGATAAATAGTACATTGGTTCTGTTTCCCATTCGACTATTAAAGTGTCATTTGCGTGAGTTAAAATATACTCAAGTGCTTCATAAGCAAATTCAATTCTTTCATCAAGAGCAGGTACACCTGGTCTTTCCCAACAAGTGCAAAACGCTTCTGTTAATGAAGCAACATTAGTTGAACTAGATGTTAGAAATTCTGTTAATGAAGATATTCCGTCAAATGTACCCATCCAATCGTCCTCTACAACTAAATATTGCATTTGTCCATTTGGACTTGTATCTTCATAACCATTTTCACTCAACCATGTTAATAGTGCGTCACGTCTTGAACCATCCCATTGAAATAAACCAAAAGCGCCACCTCCTATTTGAGAAAGTGTAGGGTTTATGTGACTTTCTCTCCAAGCATTACCTGCTAAAGCTGCAATTACATAAGCACTTGCACCGTAACCAGTTGCACCACCATTTCCGTATCTAAACAGTCTAGGAAAGGAACGCTCATAGTCTGGATTTCCTCCACTTGAGCCTATACTAACTTGATTAGCTAGTGGTGCGTTATCCGTATGCGCCCCCATGAAAACGCCTTTACCACTTCCACCACGATAGCACATTTCTGTGTGCCCACTTGATAGTCCTATATCTCCTGCTAGGTATTCACCACTTGCGTCAACTTCTGTAAACCCTAAGCGCAAAAGTTCGGACGCTTCTGAATAAGTGGTAAAGGCATTACTGTTTGGTGCGTAAGATGGTGTTTCAAAACCACCTGCTAGTAACGCATAGTTTATAAATGAAGAACAATCGTAGTATGTTATACCACCAACTGTTTGTGCGTTACGATATGATTGTGAATAACCAACATTAGGTGCATTACACGTTTCAATCGCCCATGAATATACACGATTTATGTCTGGCATAGGCTACACTTATGCTAACATCTGGTTTACAAGTTTCTGAATAGCAGGGTAGTCATAACCTGCGGCGGTAAGTTTCTGCTTTCTTGTATCACCGTTTCCCCACTTGCCTGCAATTACTTCTCTTGCAATTTCTCCGTTAGATTTTAACTCTTTTCCAGACAAAATTGCATTTACTTTTGCCTGTACAGTGTTGTAATCATAACCTGCTTTTGTAAGAAGCTTTTTGCGTGTATCTCCGTTACCCCATTTACCTGCAATTACTTCCCTTGCAACTGTATCAACTGATACGTCTGGTGTAACTTCTGTGTTCTGTCCTGCGTATCTAAGATGCACATCCCAACCACCAGAATACTCGTAGTAATCTCTGATACAGATTTCCTTTCCAGTCTGGTCACCAGTTTTACCGCCAGTTGCAGTTCCTTTTTCATTGATAGAAGCATGAGCAATCTGGCTACTTGAGATACTCATTACAACATGGTGCTGTGTTTTAAGGTGTACATCACCCGGTAACCACGGTGCTTTACAATCTACAAAACCTGCGGCTCTAAGCTGTGCTTCCAGATTACCAGTCCATGAGTACGGTGATACAACAAAACCTGCTTCATGAAGTGCCGTTCCAACAAGTGAAGAACAGTCATAATTCGGTCCATTTCTGTGCGTCTGGTCATAACCATGTGCGTCATCATTTGCGATGTCAATCATGAACCGAACCGCTTTCATAATGTTTGGCATAATTTAGTCCTCCTTTTTTACATTGGAAATGTGAAATATTTCCATCAGTTTTTCCGGTATAATGTCGGAGTTAATCTTGCATATGTTTTCAAGTATTGACACTAACTCTGTGGTACATACATAAAGTATAATGATAGGTAAGATTGGTACACCAAACTGGAGACCTATCATTGAACCCTCGTTGTCAATCAACCATGCCACAAAGTAGCATAAAATGAAGCCAACTTTTTTGAAAAGGCCATCACGCAATTTTGACGATTGAATGTCTTTGTTTTTGACCGCAGTTATGATACCACTGATAAGGTCTAAAGCGTTGAAAACCAGTGCAATAATTATAGGGTAAAACTGTACCATTTCTTTCACTCCTTTCCTTGTTTATTTATATATATTCATTATAACATATTACTGGACAAATTGCAATAGGTATGTTATAATATAATAAGAAAGGAAGTGATCATAACGTGGGTAAGTATTATGACGGTACTAAACTTTTGTCTATGATGGACATAAATGGTAACAAACCAGAGATTTATATGTGTACTACTAATCGCACTGGTGGTAAGACAACATATTTTGGTAGGTTGTGCATAAATAGATTTTTAGATAAAGGTGAAAAATTCGGGCTTATTTATAGATACAACTATGAACTTGATGATGTTGTTGATAAGTTCTATAAAGATTTAGGTAGTTTATTCTTTAAAGAACATGAAATGACAAGCAAACGTAGAGCAAGTGGTATCTTCCACGAATTGTTCTTAGACGAAAAAAGTTGTGGCTATGCTTTAAGTCTTAATAGCGCTGACCAGATTAAGAAATATAGTCACTTATTTTCGGATATTATGCGAATGATATTTGACGAATTTCAGAGTGAAATGAATCACTATTGCGTTGATGAAGTTAAGAAGTTACTTAGCGTACATACTTCTGTGGCAAGAGGACAAGGTGAACAGGTAAGATATGTACCAGTTTATATGCTTAGTAATCCAGTAAGTATAATCAATCCGTACTATGTTGAGATGAATATTAGTGCAAGACTGAAAGACGATACAAAGTTCTTACGTGGTGACGGGTTTGTACTTGAACAAGGTTTCATTCAGAGTGCAAGTGAGGAACAGAAAAGTAGTGGTTTTAATCGTGCATTTGCTAAGAATGCTTATGTTGCTTATAGTAGTGAATGTGTGTATCTTAATGACAATAAGAGTTTTGTTGATAAGCCGACAGGCAGAAACAGATATATTTGCACTCTTAAATATAAAGGAACTGACTTTGGTTTGAGAGAGTTTACAGAGGACGGCTTTATCTATTGTGATGATAAACCAGATGTTACCTTTAAGACTAAAATAACTGTAACAACAGCAGACCATGAAGTGAACTATGTTATGCTCAAAAGAAATGACTTTTTCTTGTCAAATCTTAGGTACTTATTTGAACGTGGTACGTTCAGATTTAAGGATATGAGGTGCAAAGAAGCGGTACTTAGTGCGTTGAGTTACTAGGTTATCCACATTTAATGTGGAAAGTGTTGATAACTTTTAGGTATCTTCTCATGTGTCCATCAATGAGTGGATAGGATAGCACACTTGAAACAATAGTGCCTATACCATTTGCCGTTTTCGCTGAACGCTTTGTTTGGTACATGGGTTAAAGATATAAATAGAAAGCAGGGATACGAACTTAGTTCGCCCCTGCTATTCTTATTTGTGGTGCTTTATTTTTCACCAGTTGAACCAAAACCACCTCTATCGGTGTTTGATAAATGCTCTGCTTCAACAAGTGCAAGTGTTGGTTGATGTTTTAATATTCTGAATTGACATATTCTGGTGTTCTTAGGTATGTCAACCGCCCTTGTTGCATATGCCGGAAATTTCCATTCATCATTGTCACCACAATATGTTTCGTCAATAAGGCCGATTGAGTTAGCCTGTATGATTCCATACTTTTTAAATGTAGAACTCCTAGGAATGACTAACGCTTCATGGTTTGCCGGTAAAGCCATAGCAACTCCAAGTGGAATTAATTTGAACTCATTAGGTTCAAGGTGCACATCTTCAGCAATCCGCAGGTCAATCCAATCTCCGTTCTCAGTCTGTTCAATTTTTTCCATTCCGTCTTTGACGTATTTGATTTTGATAGTTTTCAATTCCATGTTCTACCTCATTTCATATGATGTGTCGATAAGTAGGATACCGCCACGTATTCTCTTTGGTCTTAATTTTCCGGGAACTTTTAGTCCTACTCTAAAGTTCCTAAGATTTCTCTTTATTGGTTTACCAGTTTCCTTTTCAAACAAGAACTCTTTTTCATCTTCTGTCCATTCCTTAAACACTTTTGTTGTCTTATCTGTGTACCCACTAATATCTGCCGTTCCGTCAAGTGATGTTTGAAATAAGTCTTTACATTTCTGTGGCATACCTGCACACTTAATGTTGTTATACGGTGTATCAATAGGTTTCAAATCTTCTTTAACAACGTGTTCAATGTAAGTCTTTTGTCTGGTGAAAACTGCTATATCCCAACAGCTCTCTAGTTTCCAACAACAGAAGTCTTTATCATGTACCTTAATTCCAACAATCTCTTCTGGTTCAAGGTCACAATGTATGCTGTCTGTATCTGCATATATAAAACCTCTCTTGTCTTTACCGTGGTAGTTCTTCTGTGCGGCTCTAATTGTGAAGTTTCTTGCGTAACTTGTGATAGCTGAACCAACTGGAATATACCCAGGCTTCTTGTTAGCTTCTGCAACTGGTAGAAAGCCTATGGTTTTATCCTCTTTGACGTAAGCAAGTTTAAAACTACTGTCCATGCTACTTGCCATTTTACCGTACAAATTGTTTAGGAACAACTTTGCCAACTCACGCAACGCACCTTTGCTTTCCAGTTTGATTTTCTTGTACTTATCAATGTACTCGTCAAAGATACCTATTTCACTATAAAACCAACAACCGTCTAAAATCTCAAAGTCTACAAGTTCGTAGTGTTCTTTCAATAACTCATAGTCAGTCATTGTTAAAACTAACTCTACTCTAGTGTCGTGAATGTTACCGTCTTTATCAGTATAATGTGTGTAATATTCTCCTGTTCTTTTATCGTACACATCAGACGTTTCAAGTGCTTCTGTACCTTTGTACAGTAATGACGATTTTATTTGTATAAATGGTAACTTATCTGGCTTAATGTAGAACCTTGTCTTAACTCTAACAAAGTAATATCTATCGTTTGAAAGTGCTACATCTGGAATTATATTTCCTTTCCAGAAATGTGGTACACCTATTGGATAACGATTTCCACTCTCACTACTCATCATACTGGGGTACAAAGAATTTACATCTGCTGTCGTTCCATTTGTGAAAATCTTGTTCTCTTTACCCTTTACTAGATAACACCAACCACCCCTATATGATTTACGGATATACTCTCCTGCGTTTGGGTATCTATGTGCTTTCTCGTCAATCGTCATAGCATACACATCTGGAAACATTTCATTGTAATCAAGAGCGTTCTTTGTTGAGGACTTACAAATTGACTTGTATTCTTCCAAACAGCATGAACCTATTGTCAATTTGTTATGCCCTTGTTGAAACATTATTTCTAAAGCTTCTTTAACTACAAGAACGTCATTAGCTATGTACTTTCTTTCTTCGTCTGTTATAGTACAACCTGCATACCTAAAACCAGTGTACTCCATATCAAGTTTCTTGTGTTTTGTGCCAAAACTTTCTCCTATACGTTTTACACTGAATGGTAGTAGTTTTAACGAGTCTCTTATCTCAATAAAGTGATTGTTGACTTTTATGATGATACTGTACCACATACCTTTATCAGATATGCTATACTTGAATGATTTGTTTTCCATGTATTTTTCTGGCAACCATTCTACATCATTTTCGTTTTCTCCTACCTTTTTATATGCTTGCTTAAAACCCTTATCAACTAACAAATACGATAACCAAAATGCACCATCAAATTTCAAGTTATGATAGTACGCTACTATGTTACATTTCTGTGCTAGAAAATAATCGAATTGTTCTCCAATGCTATGAAATATATTTACATCTTCTGTGAACAATTCAACGGACGCACTAGCCCATACTTCTGTGTTTACCTGTCCTTTGTAAACGGTTGTCTCAAAGTCACACATGAAGTAACGATACTTTTTAACTCTCATAGTGGACTACTGAAATCTTCTTCCTGTTCCATTGCGTCCATCATTTCAGCCTTAAACAGTAGTCCTGCTTCTGGTAAATAGTTTAACATTTCAGACATGTACTGTGTTAGCTTATCTTGCGAATAAACTATCTGATATGTTACAATCAAACCTGCTTCTGCACCGTCGTTTAACATTGTTGCTACATCATGTGCATCATTTGTTGCTAATATTCTGTCCAACCATGAAAGTAATAAATTACTAGCATGTTCATTAAACTGTCTAACATGAGCCTTAAAGCCAGTAATAACAACAGCGTCAAAAAATGATACATCTTCTGATATGTTCTCTGGTGGAACAAAACCGGGTGTGTTAGTTGGTTCTTGTACTGGCTCTGCTAGTCTATATTTTCTAGTTTCTGCCGCTTTCTTTGCCCTTAACGAGCGTTCCAACTTTCTACCCTCTATTGCAGGTACTATTTCACCCTCACTTGCTAAACCACCGTAGACCGCTTTCTGGTACAACTTCTCAGGTGTTAATTTTGCAAGTTTTCGTACACTTGCTTGTGTTACACGTTTAGGTCTTTGAGGTAACACATTTTCACTGAATTGATACCCACGTTTTTCTGCTCTACTTATAAACTGTTTGATACGCTTAACTTGTTTAGAGTAGGCACGTTCCGCGGGTGTTTGTTTGCGTCTTTTTGCCACAGCGTTCACCCCTATAAATGAAACAAGGGAAGCACTCTAGTATGGTACTAAGAGTGCCCCCCCATTTATTAACTGTTACACTCTGAACTTATGCAAGGCTTTCAACGTCCAGTACACAGTTAATGTAATCACGATTGGATTTGGTTTTACCAGAAGTCTTGATAACAGTGAACGGCTTACCTTTCATAATGTTTGAAATATCGTTGATACTTCTCTTAAACGTAGCCGACTGGCAACTGTATACCTGCTTTTCTGGTGTAATGATTGACATTACTTCAACAACCTCACCACTGTCCTCTTTGACGTCCTCAAACATCAGAACTCCGTCAACTGTGATATGTTCTCCGTCCTCAACATCTTTCATTGAAACAATTGACGGTGCGATAGTCATAAGGTACTGCTCTACTTCGTTGAACTCTCTGCTCATTTCTTTAATGTTAATCATGGTATTGTTCTCCTTTTAATTAAATATTTTGTTGTGCTTACTGTTTTAGGTTTTACCTGCTTCTGTGTTATTCACTGTCTGCTTCTTCGTTACTGTTTGCACCGTTTCTAGGCGGAAGCACTTTTGCGTACTGAATAAATTCCTGCTCTGTCATTCCATACAGAGTTTCAATTTCTTCCTTGTCTACAATATGTACCGCTTTGAGTGTCTCCGTTTCAAGCAACGGACGAACTTTCTTCATCAGTGCTTCATCGTCCTTGTAGGTACGAGGTACTGTAACAACCTTGTTACACGGGTCGCCTGCCTGTACGTCCAAACACATTACGTTTGCTTTTGTCGCTACGATTGTTCTTGTTACCATAGGTACTCTTGCCATAATTTTGTTCTCCTTTCTGGCTTTGGTTTGTTTATAGTTTAGGTACATTATTGTACCAGTGGACGGTATAGGATTTGAACCTATAATCTAGTGCTGACCAGACAAGCGTAGGAACGCATTGTCACTAGGCAACTTACCAATTTGTTACACCGTCCAGAGGGGTGAGGGTGTACCATTAAGTGAGTACACCACTCTGGCAACGTAACTGTGATTGATCTTTGTTACTCTTTTATTGTAGCACATTGTACTTGAAAAGTCAACACTTTCTTTGAATTATTTTGAGTAAAAATGCTCTGATAAAATATATTTCTTGTACTGTTTAACAATAACGTCTGCTACAATTCTACTTGATAAACCTGTTGACAATTGTACAGCTAAATTGTTAATAGTGTAGTGCCATGCCCTACAACCTACTGGCTGAATATCAACAATTAGTGTGTTGTCAACAACGTGTACATATAAATCTCCTTTTATACGTCGTCTTAACTGTTTTTTGAGTGCATTTGTGAAAATTCTTTCCATGATAACATTCTCCTTTTCTGTTCTCTTTATTTTGTTGTCAATGTACGTGTGTACATTTGTACACTAAAGGGTGTATAGTGTCGAAACTATAACCGTGCCTGTCACGCACCCTAGTTTTGGTACTTTCGTGAAATTTTTAACAATAATTTAATTTTCAGATTTCATTTTCGCTTCTTTTTCTTTCTCCTTTTGTAAGCGTTTGTAGACAACGTACCACGCTTTACCTAGTTCATCATCTGAACCTAGTTGTTCGATAAGGTTGAATAATTTTGTCTCTATTTCTTGTAAATCATCAACAAGTATTTCTTGCTCATTTATTGATAACATATTATCACTCCTTTAGTGAGGTACTAGGGTTGCCCCTAGTCCTCGTCTTTATTTATTGTACGTGGTGGTAATACTTTTGCAAGTCTGATAAAATCTTCTTCATCCATGCCGAGTAATACCTCTTTGCAAGTCTGTGACTCAACGTGTACAAGTTTAAGTGTATCAGTCTGGAAAATCTTCTGAAGCTTTTTGAGTAAATCTTCATCAGTGTATTTTCCGCCAATGTCATAAGTGCGCAACTGTACCTCTGCTGTTGTGACGTCAATCGTCATAACCTCTGCTGTTGTCTGTTCTACTGTTCTTGTTATCATTCTCTTTCTTGCCATAATTTTGTTCTCCTTTTCTATTTGATTATATCTCACCCATTTTGGGTGGAAAGGTGTGCAAGGAATTGAACCTTGTATAGTACCTACTACCACACCTATTTGATTATTCATCAAAAACCACAAGATAACTATTTTTTGATGTTTCTAATCTCATTCCTTTAGGTGTAAACCATGAAACCGTAAAGTTAAAACTATTATGTGCACAAATGCCGAACTGTTCAGCACCCTCTGTATTACAATATTCATCATAACATTTGTTCCATGCTTCCTGTTTTTCAGCACTCCATTTGTCATAAACTTGATCTAAGAAAGTGCCCTCCCATTGCTGTCCAGTTTGAATTAACCTTTTACCTAATGCTGTACTTGCTTTTACTATTCTCATTTTTGTAACCTCTCTTTCTTTTCTATACACTTATTATATCATGTTCTTTGTACCTTGTCAAATGTTTTCTTTAAACATTTTAAGTTTTTTCTTTGTTCTTT